TTTAATAGTATGAAAGTTATAATTCCTCAAGACTTAAACGAGATTACTCTAAAGCAGATGATAAAACTAGCTGATATTGAAAAGCTAGAGATTGACGAAGTTGAGAAAGCTAAAGAAGTTATTAAGCTCTTGGTCGATAAGGTAGACGATTCTAATATCAATAGAATTAAGGTGCTTGATTTATTAGCCATGTACAAGAAACTTTGTGCAATGACCAATACCGAAACATCGTTAATTAAATTAGTAAGCATAGAGGGTGTTAAATATGGCTTCAATCCAGATATTCAGAACATATCAACAGGCGAGTTCATGGACATCGACATGCTTTGCAAAGACTTAGATAAAAACTTGCACATGATTATGGCAATCCTTTACAGGAAAGTTACAACTGAGGGCGAAGGTAGATACTTAATAGAGGAGTACGATGCAAAGATAGATGAGAGGGCAAGCCTATTCTTGAATAAGATGCCTGCATCAGTTGCACAAAGTTGCTTGGTTTTTTTTTATCGTTTAGGGAAGGGCTATTTGAGCGACACAATGGTGTCTTTACAGGAGGAGGAGAAAGCGAGTCAAGTGCAAACTTTGGAAAGCGATGGGGTTGGTACTCTGTCTTGATGATGTTGTGCAACGATGACATTCTAAAGATGGAAGCAGTAACAAAGCTCAACATAAACGAAACACTAACATACATATCCTACATTAAAGAAAGGAACAAAGTAAACAAGAAGAAATGAAAAGCTACATCGATATAGTAAACACGTTTAAGAAGATATGCGAGCAGCATCAACAAGTTAAAACCTTTACAACAGGAGATATATTTGAGGCTGACTTGGAAACGCAAGACGTATTTACAAAGGTGCATTTAATCGAAACAAGTGCATCAATCAACAAGACTACATTCACGTTTACTTTTGATTTGCTTGTCATGGATCTGGTCGATGCTGATGGTTCTGACCAAGATTTTGCTTTGAATAGAACATTCTTAATACTAGCAGATATATATCGAGAATTTAGAACAGGAAGCTACTCAAATACATCAGCAGTAACGCAAAGCATTACGATGCCTGAGAGCTTGTCTTGTGAACCATTCACTGATAGGTTTGAGAACTTACTAAGTGGTTGGAAAGGTACATTTAATATAACTGTGCAAGCACAAAATTCTGCTTGTGATACACCGATGAACCGATAGATGGAATTTAAAGGAGAAAACTTATCTAAAGCCTTAAACAAGTTCGGTAAAAAGACTGTTGAAGTGGCTGCTGCTAATTTGCTGAGAAGTAAAAGAGGGTACGATACAGGTAAGCTCCTTAAGTCTATTGATTACGATGTAGCAGTTACATTAAATGCATTCTCTTTAAAATTCAATTACGAAGATTATGGAGAGCAGATTGATAAGGGAAGAGGTAAGTCTAACAATTCACAAGGTGGGGTTGTTTATCAAAACATATTGGAGTGGGTTAAGCGTAAAAAGTTAAGACCAAGAAACTCCAAAGGACAATACGAGGCATGGAAGAACAAGACGCAACAACAAAGGTCGATCGCTTTTCTAGTTGCCAGAAAGATTAACAGGTTTGGATATGAGGGTAACGGATTTTTTACCAACGCATTTAAACAAACATACAAGAAATTGCCTAAAGAAATTAAAAAGGCATACATGTTAGATTTTGAAAAGTTTATGAGTTTTACATTAGATGAAATAAAGACAAATGGCAACAACAGCAACTAGAAGTAATTATTGGATAGTAACAACCACAAGCGATACAACACCTGTATTTAATTTCAGGTACATTGTAGAGGTTGTAATTGGTGGTGTTGTTAAGGCAACATTGAAACAACCAAAAAACAATGCAGGTGCAGCTCATTTTAATATTGAGCGTATTGTTAAGAATTATACTGAGGTAACAAATAAGCATGCTAACACTATCACAGGTGCAGTGAGTTACAATTCTATACATTTGATGCCTAGAAATATTCCAAATCCCTCAGCAGGCTCTAATGTTGATTTTGCAATTAGTAAGAATACAGATACTTTACGTTTAGTTACTCTTAGATTTTATGAGGAGTTTGCTTCAACTGATGGAGGAACTATAAGCAGAGTTGACCAAAACATCGATGTTACGTATGCGTTAATCAATTACGCAAATGAGTGGGAAGATCAAATGAACTTTAAATTTGAGTTGTATGCTCCTAAATCTACAACTCCATATGAAAAGTTCTTGAGCAAAATTCCATACGTAACAACACAACCAAACGATACAAGTGGAATGATTGCACATCTTACAGGTGCAGGAGATTACAGAACATTATCATGGTTAAATGAAAGTAGTACATATTTTAATAGTAGTAACATAGGTTTCCAATATAAATTTTATAGTGAAACTCCAAACGCAGATTTAAGCAATTACACGGCACAAATATACTTGCCAAATCAATCAACTTATGGAGGTGTTCTTGCAAGCGATGCAACAGGCGATGAAGATGAGATGCTTTTATTTATAGCAGCAGGTTATGAGAATGTTGCTAAAATGAAGTATGTTGATTTGGGAGGTTACCAAATGCAAACAACTGATAAGTATTATACTATTAGTGTAGGTAATCAAACAAGAGGGCAAACTATTATTGATGCAAAAGCAGCATCAACTGCTAAAATAGGAGATTATATATACATACAATCAAGTGGAGATACTGATTGGGTTTCTATGGGTGCAGCAGATAACAATGTTGCTACTTTATTTATTGTTAGTGCAGTTGGTTCTGGAACAGGTAATTATTACAAAATTACATCTTATCCAACTGCTGAATATATAAAGCCTTTACTCTTTGAGATTTCTCAATGCTCAAAATATCCATCTCAATCAATAGCTTGGAAGAACAAATTTGGTACATGGGACTATCACTATTTCAATAACAACTCAGATGAGAGCATCTCGATGACTAGGTCAATCGAATACGAACGGAATGCAGGCTCATGGAATGCTGCAACATTCTCAATAGATAGCTTTGAGAGAGGTAAGGTGCAGAGTGTTAACGGAACAAAGCAGATAACAGTTAACACAGGTTATTTAGATGAAGCATACAACGATTATTTTAAAGGCATGATGCAGTCAAACGATATACAATTAATTGCTCCTGTTGATGTTGGCGATGATGGTGTATTGCAAGAACCTGTACCTTTGATTTTAATTGATAGCCAATTCCAATACAAGACCACAGTCAAAGATAAACTCATTCAATACTCGTTTACTTTCCAATACGCACATAACTTAAAAAGAATGATATAATGGTTCAGTTAGTTGTAAAAGAGCAAGGAGGAACTGATTTACATTATCTTGATGTAAGCGATGTATCTATCAAAGGGAATTACTCAGCTAAAGAGATACAAGATCTGGCATCGCAAAAGTCTGACTTTACTCAAGCGTTTACATTGCCATTTACACAAGTGAACAATGATTTCTTTAGTCATTTTTACGATGTTGTTTCAGTTGATGGTTCTTTTAATAGCTCTATAAAATGCGAAGCTGATATTTATGTTGATTCAAACATTGTCTTTAGTGGTTATTTACAACTGCTCAACGTAAACAATTCTACAAAGTATTATGAAGCTCTAGTATTTGGTGTAATATCAAACATTGCAACTTCATTAGATGAGAAGCAGCTTAATGAATTAGACTTATCTGAGTTTAGCCATGTGCTTACTGCTGCAAATGTTAAGGATTCATGGAGTGGAGATACAACTTACACAACATCAGCAGGTCAAACAGGAGAGGAGATACTCTATCCTATTGCTGATTATGGTTATGATTATGATAACGCATCTTTAAACGCACCATTAGCAGCATTATATCCTGCAAGATTAAAGCCTGCAATAAACCTAAAGGTACTATTTGAAAAAGTATTATCTTCAATAGGTTATACAATAAGCTCAACATTTTTTGCAACTGATTTCTTTGCAAAGCAATACATGACTTTGGCTAATTCCGTGCAAGTTGTTGCTTCAACTTTTCAAGATAGTTTCAGAGCAGGTATTTCACAAGACTTAGATCTAGACGATGCAGTTACTGCGACAATTCAATTTGATACTGATTCTGGAGGTAACTTTTTTGATGGGCATGGTAATTATGATGCAGGTGCAGCAACACCACACTACAATGTACCATTAACAGGTAACCATCAATTTAAAATAAAACTATCCTATACTTTTGCATCAAATACTCAAACAATTACAAGGCTATTTGTTAAAAAATTAAATGATGCTTCATTTTCTTCTGAGGTGTTTGGGCAATGGAATGGAACTGATTACTCTCCTTTTACAACTGTTGTAGGAACTCAACAACTAGAGATTGTAACAAATAATATAACTTTACAAGGTGGCGATGAGGTTTATTTGCAAATAGTAATGAACTCACTAAGTCAGACATTAACAATAAACTCAACAGGCTCATCTTTTGAATTATATGCTGCACCTGTTTCGCAAGAGGGTTCTACTATTGATTTATCAGCTAACAATAATATTTTACCAACTGAAAAGCAAGTTGATTTTATTAGTGCAATATGCTCTAGGTACAATTTAATAATTGAGCTAGACAAAGAAATTCCAAGACAATTAAATATTGAACCTGCACAAGATTATTTTGATGCAGGAACAAGTAAGGATTGGAGTAATAAAATAGACTTAAATAAAGATGTAAAGCTAAAGCCAACAAATGAGTTCAGGAAAGAACGCATTAACATGTTTGATTTAGATGATGAGGATAGGCTCAACTATTATTGGCAGGATACATTTGATGAGGTTTACAATAGTTATACTGCTGATTTTAGTGGCGATTTTGGAAAGGATGATTTAGAGATTAAAACAATATTCTCATCTTGGAATACCAAAAGACCACAAGGTCATGACATGCTCATTGCAATGCCATACAAATGGGACAATGGAGAACCTACTTTTGTAGAGATTAAACCTAGATTGTTTACTTATAGTGGTTTAAAGTCTTGCCAACCTTACAGATATTGGAGTCAAGCATCAGGTACATTCACAACAGAAACATCTTATCCTTTTTGCAATCATTATCTAATGAGTGGCGATACTGTTGTTTCAACTGATTCAGATATTAGATTTAAAACTAAAGGTGTATTTGATTTACAATTTTATGTTGATTCACAACCTGTAAACGATACATACGCAAAGTGTTGGAGAAAGTATTTAAACAACATATATAGTAAGGAAGCAAGAATATTAACTGCAAACTTTTATCTAACTCCAGAAGATATTGCTCAGTTTAAATACAACGATAAAATCTTTGTACAAAACTCATATTATAGAATAAACAAGATTACATCTTATGCTTTAGGCAAAAACCAAAGTACAAAGGTAGAGCTGATTAAATCTATTGAGGGAGTATTTAATGATTCAATGCTTGTTTATGATTGTGATTTAGAATTGTCATCAACAAATTTTAACGGAACTACATCTTGGGTAAATTCAGCAGGTGCATCAACTACTCCAACACAATCATGCTGCAATGCTAATAACTTTACTTTTATAGACAATGTTTGTTATTGGAATACAACTGTATTACCACAAGAACCTGTACCATCTCCAATAGTATTCAATCAAAATAAGAATGTAAATACCACAGGTGGGGAGGTCATAGTCGGACAAACTGCATCAAGCGTTGTTGTAAACGAATCAACACAGATATACTTAGAGGGTACAGTTAGGAGAATAGGCGATGAGGCAAAGACAAACAATGTTCTAAGCTACGATGTAACAAACGAACATACTGAATGGGTTACTCGCACAGAGTTTCCTAGTACAGTTCCAATAAGAGGGCAGAATATAGGAACGATTTACGATACTGAAATGTATCTTACTGCTGCTGATTTTACAAAAACAAATTCAAGTAGTGGTGCAGGTGGTGTAATGGCTGAATTTGGGCAATTTGTAAACTCTCCAAGCTCATCGGTAAATTTAATATCATCGTTTCAATTACCTTTAGGTTATAGAGTAAATTCAGTTGTTGTATATGGGCAAAATACTGCTTCAACTTTTTCAGTTAGAGTATCGGAGGTAGACGATGCTACAAGTACAGAGGTAGGTGCATCAACTGCAATCAACTCAACTGTTACACTTACAGGACAGAACGCAGCTAAAGGTACTTTTTGGAGTATAATAGTAGTAACAGGACATACCGGTAGATATATATCAGGTGCAAAATTAATCTTAGAAAGAGTAGCAGGTTCATGATAAACGAAGTTATAAGGTTGGTTATATCTAACCAGATCAAAGAAACGGAAGAGAACAAAGTATTGTTTGGATCTTTTAAATATCCAACATCAATGATAGAGGCATGGCAACAATTTAAAAAAGAGATATGGCAGAAGAGTACAAATTAAAAATGACTGCCGATACATCTGAGGTGGTTGAGGACATCAAAGACGTAAAGGAAGAAATTAAAGAAGCATCAGAAGAGCAGACTATATTTTCAAAAGCTACTGATAAACTTAAAGATGCGTTTAAGTCTTTAAAGGGTGGAGTTAAGATTGTTATAAATTCTTTTAAAACATTAAAGGGTGCGATTGCTGCGACAGGTATCGGATTGCTTGTTATAGCTTTAGGTTCTTTGGTTGCATTCTTTACAAAGACGCAAAAGGGTGTTGATTTACTTGACCAAGCAATGGCAGGTCTAGGTGCAGCAGTTGATGTTATTATAGATAGGATTTCGAGCTTTGGCGATAGTATTACAAAATTCTTTAGTGGAGATTTTTCAGGTGCAGTTGAGGGAATGACAAAGACGTTTTCTGGCTTAGGAGATGAGATTGTGAGAGAAGCAAAAGCAGCAGCAGGGTTAGAGAAAACTTTGCAGAGCTTGATTGATATGGAACGAGAGTTTTCAGTTCAGAAAGCTAAGAACAATGTTATCATTAGAGAGGCAGAAGCATTAGCAGCAGACCAAAACGCATCTTTAGACTTAAGAGTTACTAAGTTAAAAGAGGCAATGGCTTTGATTGAGCAGCAAGCTCTTGAAGAGGAAAGGATTGCAAAATTAAACCTAGATACAATACTTGCAAAAAATGCTCTAGGAGAAAGCACAAGAGAGGACATGCAAAAGGAAGCTGATGCAGAGATTGCTTTAATTAATATTAGAGCAGAGGCAGCAGATAGGAGAAAGGCTTTAATAGGCCAATTACAATCTTTAAATACACAACTACAAGTACAGGAACAAGAGCAGGCATTTGCAAAAGTAAAGAATGAGGAGATGACAAATGCAATAATTTTGCAAAACTCTAAAACTTTAAATCAATTAAAAATTGAAGATGAAGAAAATACAAGTCTTAAGTTAATTGATACAAGAAAAAAAACAAACGATGCTTTACTAGCTTCTGAAAAGGAGTTAAGCAAAGATGAGCAGCTACTAAGAAAGTCAAACACAGAATCTCAACTACAAGCAGGTGCACAATTAGCAGGTGCATTGTCAAGTCTTGCAGGAGATAACAAAGAGCTTGCAGTTGCATCAGCAATCATTGATACTTATGTAGGTGCAAACAAAGCATTTGCTCAAGGTGGGGTTGCAGGTTTCATAACAGGTGCAGCAGTTATTGCAGCAGGTTTGGCAAATGTTAGAAACATAATGCAAACTGAGGTCAAAGGTTCAGGAGGTGGTGCATCAGCATCAATACCAAGTGCATCTCCAATAGGAAACACAATAGGGCAAGCAATTCCTGTAAATGCTAACTTAAACGATTTAGTAAATCAAGGAAACGATACACCACCTGTACAAGCCTATGTAATATCACAAGAGGTAACAGATTCACAAGAAGCAGATTTATACATTAAAACTCAAACTGTATTATAATGAAAAAGAAAGACGAAGAAAAACGTAAAAAAAGAAAGTACGACAAAATGAAATTAGTTGAGTTTGTGCTTAACGAGAATGATGCAGATGTTGGTGTCTTTGCTATTAGCTTAGTTGAAGATCCTGCAATAGAAGAAAACTTTATGTATTTCTCTAGATCTGGCAAGCCTCAGAAGTTTGCAACATTAAACGATGAGAAACGTATTGTCATGGGTGCAGTAATGATTCCTGATATGCCTATATTAAGAGTTGATGCAGAGGGCGAGAAGTATAATTGCTTCTTTAGTAAGGATACGATACGCAGAGTTGAGGAGCTTTACATGATTAATAGCAAACATCAATCTGCAACTTTAGGGCATGAGAGAGCAGTTAACGGAGTTACCACAATCGAAACTTGGATTGTTGAAGATTCAAAGATTGACAAGTCAGCTTTGCATGGGTTTAATTATCCTGTTGGAACTTGGGTTGCTTGCATGAAGATTGAGAACGAAGATGTTTGGAGCAACTATATAAAAGAGGGCGAGGTTAAAGGTTTCTCTATTGAGGGCTACTTTGATACTAAAGAATCTGAGGGCATTAAAATGGAGAAAGAAGATGTATTAAGTAAGCTCAGACAAATCATCAAGGATAGCGAAAATAAAACAAACAAAAAGTAAACCTATTTAATAGAATAGAAACAAACCCTAGAAAATGGAAGCATTAGACAAAATCAAAGAAATTTTGGGTATGGTAGAAGTGGTAAGCGAAAACGAACCTACACCTGCTGAATTATCTGAAGCAAAAGAACATTTAAAATTTGAAGAGGCAACTCTTGAAGATGGTACTATAATTAGTGCTGATTCATTTGAGATTGGTAACGAAGTGTTTATCGTTGTAGAAGATGAGCGAGAAAGAATGCCTATCGGAGAATATGTTTTTGCTGATGGTACTTTGCTAGTAGTAGAGGAAGAGGGAATTATTGCTCGTATCGGAATACCTGAGGAAGAGGTTGTTGAGGAAGTAGTTGAGGATTCAAAAACTGAAGAACTTAGCGAAACTAACACCGAAACAAAAGATGCATTAGTGCAAGCGATTGGAGTACTAGAGAATTTAGTACAGGAATTTGCAAGCATTAAAGAAGAGTTCAATACTTTGAAAACTGCAAAAGAAGAAGCAGTTGCTAAAGTTGAGGAGTTCGAAAAAGTAGGCGAGGAGATTACTCCAAGTCCAGAGGGGAAGACATCAGAAACTAAATCAATGGTTGAGTTTTCTAAGTTATCCCCACAAGAAAGAGTTCAATATTTAATTAATAAAAACCAAAATATTTAAGAAATGGCAGATTCGTATACTAAACTGTACGCAGGTAAAGCGGCAGCAGGGTTTATGAGTGCATCTCTACTAAGTGGAGAAACACTTGCAAAAGGATACTTGACTGTGTTACCAAACGTAGCATTTAAAGTAAACCTAAACAATTTTAATTTAGCAGCAGCAGCAGTAGCAGATGCAACTTGTGATTTTACAAGTGCAGGAGATGTTACTTACGTTGAGAAAGCTCTTGCACCAAAGCGTTTACAAGTAAACAGAGCATTGTGTAAAAACGATTGGCTTTCAACTTGGGCAGGTGCAAACATGAGAGCAGGTTTAGATGGTACTTTACAATCTGACTTCGCAACTTACTTAATCTCTTATGCAGGTTCTTTAGTAGGGCAGCAAGTAGAGAAGTCAATTTGGCAAGGTGCAGCAGCAACAGGTGGAGAGTTTGATGGATTCCAAGCGTTACTTACTGCCGATGGTGGTGCAGATGTAGCAGCAGTTGGTGGTGGTATCAATGCAGGAAACGTAATTGCTGAAATTGGTAAAGTTCGTGATGGAATTGCAGACGCAGTTTACGGACAGGATGACTTATGTATCTTTATGGGTACGGCAGCATTCAAACATTACATCTCAGCTCAAGCAGCTTTAGGTTACTTAAACCAATACCATGCAGGTGTAACTGAGTCAAACTTTGAGGGTATTCCAATTAAGTGGTGTCCGGGTATGGCAGCTAACGTAATGGTAGCAGGTCGTAAATCTAACTTGTTCTTTGCAACAGACTTAGAGGGAGATATGACTGAGGTAAAACTACTTGACCAAACTATGGTTGATGGTTCAGATAATGTTAATCTTGTAATGAAGTTCAATGCAGGTGTAGGTTACTCTACTCGTGCAGACATCGTTCTTTACGCATAATTCGTTAAGGTATGGCATGTGCATTATTAAATGGTAGAGGCTTAGAGTGTAGAGAAGCAGTAGGTGGTTTAAGAAACGTCTATTTTGCTAATCATGATACACTTGGAGCTTATACAGTAGACTCAGACGGACAGTTAACTGCCGTTGCAGGTACAACAAATGTATTCAAATATGCCTTGAACCCTCAAAGCTCTGAATATACTGAAACTATTACTGTGTCTGAGGACAATGGTACAGTATTTTATGAGCAAGTAACTACACTAATGTTACCAAATTTAAGCAAGGCAGCACTTTCTGCTCTTCGCTTATTGACACAAGGTCGCTTTCAAATCTTCACAGAGGATAATAACATAATTGAAAGTAAAGGATTTGGAAATTGTTATTTAGTAGGTGCTTACAATGGTGCTACTGTTACAGGTGGAACTGTTGCATTGGGTAAAGCTCTTGGCGATATGAGTGGCTATACATTAACGATAACATCAAGAGAGCGTAAATCTGCTCTTTTTGTTGAACCGGGAACAACAACCATATTTGATGGTTTAGGTTCTACAATAACAGTTGTAGATTCATAGATCTGGTACATAATATTAGAACCCTTGCAGAAATGTGAGGGTTTTTTTTGCTCTATATTAAAACAAAACAGGTAGTTTACTATTTAATAATATACTTAAAAAACAAGATTATGCCACAGAATACAATAGTAAGACAAGCAGCAACTGCTTTAGTAGTAAATCCAAGCGATGCAACTGCAATAGTAGGTGCATCTTTTAACTCTCCTGCTGCATTATTTGTAGGTACAGGAGGAGATATAAATGTTATCACTTTAGGTGGCTCTACTGTCTTATTAAAAAACATAGCAAACGGAACATTTTTACCTGTTCAAGTTACGCATGTAAAAGCAACAAGCACAACTGCAACTGACATAGTAGCTTTATTCTAAAATAGAGCTTATGTTAGTAAACATTATACAAAATACAATAAGCAGCTTTATAAGTGCAGGCGAAGCAGCAGCTCATGTCATCACAACCAATCTAAAGATGTGGCTTGGATTTGAAACGAGTAGCATTGATGGAGATAGTCAAATCACACCTGACAAATCTGGCAACAATAATGTAGGCGAGTTGTTTACAGGTAAGGCTCTTGAGTTTGATGGTTCTACTACTTATGTAAGTGCAAATAGTTTTGCAGGTACATTGAGTAATAATACTGCTTTTACCTTTGCTATATGGTTTAATTCTGACAAAATTGCAACTGACTATTTTAGAAATATTTTAATAAGTTCTGGGGGACCTCAACAATTTACAAATATTTTTAAAATTGGAGTAAATCCACAAACAAGTGCGACAGGTTCAGCAAATGTAGGTGGTATATATTTTGATGATTCAGCAGGAGCATATAATAATGTTGTACCATTAAGTGGAGGAGTTAATTATAACGATGGAGAATGGCACAGGCTTGTAGTTTCAAGACCACAAGGAAGTGGTAATCAAACTTTAACATTTTATGTTGATGGTAGTTCTATTGGTACTGCACCTTGCAATCCTTATTGGAATAATGTTAATCTTTTTGACTTTGGGCAAGAGTGGGATGGTGGAGGAACATCAGACCATTTTGCAGGTATGATGTCAAATATTCAAGTTTATGATTATGCGTGGACAACCGATGATGTAACATACGATTATGCAAACCCAAATAAACTTGCAATAGATAACCCTAGTACGTCTTTAAGCGTTACAAACTTAAAAGCATATTGGGCTTTGAGCGAGGGCGATGGATTTGTAGCTTATGATAGTGGAACTAATTTGGAAGAGGATGTGGTTATTAATGGAGATTTTGCTACTGATTCTGTTTGGGGTAAAGGTGCAGGTTGGACAATAACTAATGGTAAGGCAAGAAATGATGGTACAGCAGGAAATAATAATCTAAGTCAAGGTGGCTTACTTGAAGTAGGTAAGTCTTATCAAATAACTATTGAGGTATCTGATTTTGTAAGTGGTATTGTAGAAGTATCAGCAGGAGGAAGTCCAAGAGGTACAATGACAGCGAATGGAACATATACTTTTAATCAAGTGGCTAGTGGTACTGTCTTTTATATTATATCAAAAACTTTTAATGGTTCAGTAGACAACGTATCCGTACGAGAAGTAACCGCATCCGACCACGGAGGTTTGATTAATGGTGCTGACTACGTTGATGCTCAACCAAGAATACCACAACTAGGTATGATGAATTGGGCGAAAAGTACACCTGTATCTGACGAGGTTACTTTAATACCTAACCCAACTATACCAACACAAGACATCTTAGGTAACGCAGTTCGAGATAGATTGAACTCGTTTAATTTAGATGGAATTGGTTATGCTGAGGTGGCTGATGATACTGATTTAGATTTAGGTACAGGTAATTTTAGCTTTGAAATGTGGGTTAAAATTAACGGATCAGGAGTTAATGGTACAACGATTGCTAAATATTCTAGTAATATAGGTTTTCGATTAATTTCAAGTCCTAGTGGTACAGGAGAGTGGTATTTTCAAGTAAACGATGGTAGCTCAAATAATACTTATACGTACTGCCCAACTAGCTTTTACAATGGTAATTGGTGTTATATAACTGCCGTTGTAGATAGAAGTAAAGATAAACTAGATGTTTATTTTAATGGTTCATTAGATAATGGTGTTGCAGGTTCGGGTAATTTAGGCGATTTAGGTAGTATAAGTAACTCAGTTCCTATATTATTACCTGAAGATACAATAACGATTGATGGTTTAATAAGCGATGTAAGACTTTACGACAGAGCATTATCATCAGACGAAATAGAAAACAATTATAACGCAGGTTTATCTGCACATACAAATTAATTATGAGAGGAAACGTTTATTTATCTCTTGATACAAAGACTTTTAAAGGATTGATTCCAGAAGAGTTGATGAAAACCTACGGAATACCACAGTATGACGAGGAGGGTGTTCAAAATGGTGTGATTAAACCAACGTTTGAAGAGCTTGGAGAGTACAATCGTAGAAAGTTTGGTGCTAACCCTGTTGTTGAAATTGGTAAGGCTAAATATCATATTATACAACTCGAAGCTAGTTGGGTAGGTGGAGAGCTTTCTGCATTACTTGATTTAGGTAAGGATAAAAAATATCCAAACAACTGCTTAATGACAAGAACTGAAGCTGCTCAATTTATTCGAGATAACTCAGACGATTCAATAATATGATTTATTTTGATAAACATAAAGTCAAGAGTAAAACTGTTTACAAGATTACGCATGTAAATGGAGATGATATACTTATTACAAGATATTTTGAATTGCACAAAGATGCAGAGCAGTTTGCTGATATGTATGCTAAAAAAAGAGGTTGTGAAATTCACAAATCGTTTAAAGTAAAAAAGAAAAAGTAAATGGAGCATTGGGTACAAAATATAGCTGCAAATAAATTGTCTTTAAACATTTACAATCAATGTGTAGATGCTGAGGGTAATTACTTTTTGATTGGTGTAATAGATGACCAAACAAGAGTAGCAACATACGGAGTAATTTCTCCTGTTACCAGATCTGAAAGAGCAATAAGATTTGATGTACCTACAAACGCAGCTCCATTTGATGCATTAAAGACAAACTCATTTTACAATGTTGTTGTATATGAGCAAACAAACGATACAAATACAAGTCCAACAGATGCCGTTGTACTTGGTTTACGATGGGAGGGTACAATGATAATTGATGCAGATAGTGAGGTTACATTTACTGAGTATGCAAACCCAACTGCAAGGAATTACGTTTACTATAACACAGAAGAATAAGCAGCATGATAAATTTAGTACAAATGGCTTCCTATACTACTCCAAAGATTGAGGAGAACCCTGCAAGGGAGTGGGTTGAATATGGTAGAGATAACAACTACTATCAGTTCTTAATAGATAGGTTCAATGGTAGTGCAGTTAACAATGCTATTATTACAGGTATAGGCGAGATGATTTATGGTCAAGGTCTTGATGCAACGGATGCAGACAAAAGACCATTAGACTATGCTAAAATGAAGCTAATTTTTAGAGATGAAGATATACGAAAAGTGTCTTTAGATTTAAAGTTGTTAGGTCAATCTGCGTTCAATGTAGTTTGGAACAAGGGCAAGACTGAGATTAAGAAAGCAAAGCATATTCCAATACAAAACTTAAGACCAGAAAAGGCAGTTGATGGAAAGATACAAGCATATTACTACTCAGATGATTGGTCGCAGTTCAGAAAGGACAAGTTTAAGCCTATTAGAATAGATGCATTTGATGGAAAGCGTAAATCAAGCGATAGCCAAATCATGGTTATACATCCTTATTCGCCAGGCTTCTTTTATTTCTCTCCTGTTGATTATCAAGGTTCTTTACAATGGAGTGAGATAGACGAGGAGATAGGAAACTATCACTTGACAAACATTCAGCAAGGCTTTGCTCCTAGCATGATGGTAAACTTTAACAATGGTACACCTACAAAAGAGGAACAAGATGCTATTGAGAGAAAGATTACGCAGAAGTTTACGAGTACAAGTGGAAAGAAGTTTGTTTTATCGTTCAATGATAATCAACAACAAGCTACAACAATAGACCAAATACCTATTTCGGAAGCAGCAGAGCAATATAAGTTCTTATCTGAGGAATGCACAAAGAAAATTTTAGTTGGACATAGAGTTACATCTCCAATGTTGTTTGGTATTAAAGACAAGACAGGTTTAGGTAACAATGCAGAAGAAATAAAGGTTGCATCTCAGCTATTTGACAACACAGTTATAAAGCCAAAGCAAAACATAATCTTAGATGCTATTGATGAGGTGCTTGCAGTTAATGGTATTCACTTAGATGTTTACTTTAAGACATTGCAACCGATTGAATTTGCAGATGACATTGAAGACTTAGACGAGGAAACAAAAGAAAAGGAAACAGGTGTCAAGATGAGTGCTTGTAAGCATGACGATAGACCATTCCTTGACGATGCAAAGTCTGAAACATTACTTGAAGAGCTGAAGTTGTACGGAGAGATGAATAACGAAGATGATTGGGATCTAGTTCATGAAGAGCTTGTTGATACATCTGACGATACATTCCACAACTTTAAAACTCTTGAGGACATAGATACAAAGCCAACTCAACAAATGATTGACGAGGCTGCAAGAGGTCTTGAAATGCGTAGAGAATATGGTAGAGGTGGAACTGAGGTAGGAGTTGCAAGAGCAAGAGATATTTCAAACGGCAAAAACCTATCTATTGAAACAATAAAAAGAATGTACTCATTTTTTAGCAGACATGAGAAAGCTACAAAAGGAGGCAAAGGTTATAAAAGTGGCGATGAGGGTTACCCATCAAAAGGAAAGATAGCTTGGTTATTATGGGGAGGAGATGCAGGCTTTAAATGGGCAGAAAGAAAAGTGCAGGAGATAGAGAATGTTGAGAACTCAGTATTTACTAAGAAAGAGTATTTTGATAGAAAGCCAAGAGAAAGCGATGCGAATCCAGAAAAGCGTTCTACTGCTTCAATAGGCAATAAGAAGCTAGATGTTGGTTTGTACAAAGTTCGGTATGCTTATGCAAAGACTACAACTAAATCAGCTAAGAATCCAAGCAGACCATTTTGTACTGAGATGATGATGATGTCAGATGCAGGCATTGAGTTCAGATACGAGGATATAAAGAAAATGAGTAGAGATGGAGTAAATGGTCAGTTTGCACCTGAGGGACAAAGCACATACGATTTATTCACTTGGAAAGGTGGGGTTTATTGTTATCATGGTTGGATGAGAAGAATCTACTTTAGAAAGCAAGAGGGTGGAAAGTTCTTACCGAACAAAGGTCTTGACAATGATAAGCGAGTAGGAAACAATCCTTATGTTGTACAAAAAGGCGATGAATCAGTTGCACCGATTAACACACCAAATAGAGGAAGTTTAAAAAATAGATAATGGCAACAGTTTTATTCATATCACAGGACAGGTTGAAAACATCAACTGCTCTAAATTATAACATCGACACGGAGTATTTACTCCCATTCGTTAAGATTGCACAAGACAAGCATTTACAAGCTATCTTAGGGACAAAGTTATATGAGAAGTTGGAGAATGATATAGCAGGAGTTGATGGTGCATCGTTATCAGATGCTTATAAAACTTTAGTAGATGACTACATACAAGATGCTTTAGTGCATTATGCTATTGTAGAAGCATTGCCATTTATTTCCTACAAGATTGCAAATGGTTCGATTACTCAAAAGAATAGTGAGAACGGAACTGCTGCAACTAAGAACGATGTTGATTGGTTGATTAGAAAACAAATGGATTCTGCTGAGTTTTATGGTCAGAGAATAATAGACTATTTGATTTATAAGACAAGCTCGTTTCCTGAGTATTCTTCAAACTCAAATGCAGATATTGATCCGATAGGTAACGCATACAATCCTGGCATCAAAATAGATTAATGGGGTACAAGCCAAAGAAAAAGAATATCAAGAAGCTAAAGACATATTTAGCTAAAATTAAAGTCAATGAACGAAAAGATTGATACAGTCATATTTAATGGAATTAACTTTGGTGCTTTAGGTGTTACATTTATAGGAGTTGAGCAAGTTTTAACTATCTTAGTTCTTATAAGTGCATTGTTGTATAACATTAAGAAATTAACAAGAGATGAATCCTAGATTTTTTATAAAGGAAGAGTTTACCTGTGATGGAAAGAATTGCTTTGATAAGATTAACAAAAAGTCATTAGAGCGTTTAGATCTGGCAAGAGAGTTTGCAGATGTACCTTTTACAATAACAAGCTCTTGGA